CGACGGTGGGATCTGTGGGGGCTGGATCTGTTGGATATCAGTCATCTGAGCATCGTCTTTAAGCGGAATAACACGACCTTCACCAGGCTGAAAGAGATGCTTGATGTCAATGACAGCGTTCTCTTTAAATATCCAGCCAGAATTAGATACAGATTCAATAAGGTTAAGCGATAGTATTATACGTCTGTTCAAGAGCATTTGCGGATCCCTTAATGATCTCGCAATGCCTTGTATGCGATTGTAAAAGAAGGGAAGCGAAGAGTTGTAATATCCCACAACTGGAACGAAGGGATAACGATCAATACCTAAAGGTTGAACACCGTCATAAAAGACACGATCATTGATTTGTATTGCCATACGAACGGTTGGGATCATCTTCTTATCGAGATAAACACGTGGATTAAGTGACAAGAAATGACGAACTTTATCTTCATCTTGCGTTGATACATCAAGCATATCGCCCGTTTCTTTATCGATGAGACGTTTTTGCTCACGATAATCACGGTAATAGTATTCATCGTACGTTACACGGTTGATATTACCGATTCCATATGCTTCAGGCATATATTGGAATCGGCCATCATGCCCAAGCTTACGCATGCCACCAGAAAGGCCCATGATCTCCTCTTCTTTTTCGGGTATCATAGCCGCTGCTTGTCGATGCGTAAGAAAATTTCTAATCCACACGAAATTACAGTCAGATAGATCGAGATTACGAAAATATGGGTCAATATAATACTGATTGTAATCATAGTTAGCGACTTTAAGATCACCAAAGATTGGATCATCAGTAAAGTCTAAGTAAACATGCAAGATATTCATGCCCGAGATACAGGCACCTTTATGGAATGCTTCTGAGATCGTTCCATAGACGCGTTCATTCTTGTATATCGTCATGAGTATCTTAGTCCATTGATCAGCAGTATCTTGATCTTGCTCATTTTGAGGAACACAAATTGTGCTCTTTCTGTTAGCCCGTTGATATCCCGTAACCATATTAATCATCGGCCTGGTACGGTTGAAATAGAATTGCTGAGATCCACCAAAGGGTTGATTAGTATTCCATCCATAAAGGGCCATAGAGCCTGATTCAAGCATGTTATCGATATTAGCTTCGGTCTGATAAACCTGCCATAAAGGCTGGTTAAGTAAATAACTGTCGTCGATTCTTTTCTTTATCGCAGAATAAGAATCAAGATCAGTTTCAAGTGATCCTATTAACATTACGAGTCTCCTAAATTATTGATAAGTTTGCAAACTTATCTTGAGGCTAGCTCGATATGGTTAATATTTAAAGTTCTTGTCTAGTATCAAAGGTAATCGTGGTTTATTGCCGTAGAGTGCTTCAGCCTTCTTACGTTCAAACTCTTCGGGGCTTAAACCTTTGACGGTCTTGTGAAGGCCCTGACACATATATCTAAGGCTGTCGCAATAATTTGAGGCCCAATTATGTATTGGTTTAGAACCATACACCTGACGCTGCTCATTCCATTCATAATAGTAATTTTCTAAAGCATCAATAAGGGATTTGCATTTAGTTTGATCTATCCACATCTTTGGCATATGAGTACGAACATTCTCAATACCATCTTCAAGGCTAATCATAGGCAAGATAGTAAAGTTAATTCCGAGCTGACGACCTTTCTCGTAGCGTGTAACAGCTCCTCCACCAAACTCACGAACTTGAATATCATGAGGAGCTAAGTATTTATCCATTTGATAGGGCTTACGTGACATGATATCAATGTAATGATCCAATCCCAAGCCAAAATTAGAATAGCAATCAATGATCTTGATGATAGAGTTATTAGCTACTGTTTGAAACCATATCAACGTAGTGGCGTTATTCTTGCCGCTCACGCCTATATCCATTGCAACATGCGTAAGCAGTCCAGGTTCCCATAAAACGTTCGTTATACGCTGTTCTTGTTCCATTTTACGTAGATCATGAGCATATACGCATCCGTCAACACCTTGTACGAAACTGCACTCAAACTCTTGCATGTACTTTTCATGCGACATTTGAGATCGTTCAAGCTCAAGAATCTCTTCATCAATGTGATTAATCTCAGACGTCTTCTTCAAAGAAATGTACCAATCTGGAAGTTCGAGACATGTTTTATATTGTCTCCATACATGGTTTTTCCCAAAAGGAGTAGTAAGAAATATTATAGTCCCGTCGTTAGCGGCCAGCATGGGCCGCACGACGTCATAAGCCGCTTCAGAGTCGTAATAAGCCCACTCAGAAAATACGACCAATGATGCATTAGCCCCACGCATAGAATCATATTGATTAGCTCCAATAAGGCGCAAAATACTATTGTTCTTAAACACGATCTTAGTTTCAGCTTGATTAACACTGAGTATCAATGACTTAGGGATGTAATCCAGAAACTTTTTCCCGTCATTTGTAAGGCCGTCCCAGATAACCTTTTTCGCATCTACCAACGTTGGAAGGCAATAGAATATCATACATGTCTTACGCAACGCATACCTAATACAGAGATTGAATGCGGTTATGTCTTTACCTGCTCTTCTCGGCCAAATAGCAAGTATCTTACGATAACCATGGTTCTCTATTGCATCGTACAAAGTCTCTTGATAATCCCGCAATTCAAATTCATCAAGGATAAGACGATCTTCAACGTTTGGTTTCACTCTATCATCCTGTATTCAAAATCTTCTTTAAGAAGCTCAAGAATTTGTCTCTGTCCTATTTTCACTCCCCATAATAAGAATAAGCTGTCATCTTTCAACTGATCTTCATCAAAGAGATCTTCTATTTCTTTGTTAACTTGAAGGATAAGCTTATCTAACAATTGATAATAAGGACCAGCTTTATGCTGCTTACATATGAGTTTCAATTGATCGTTCACTCTGCCTCGATAACGTTAAAGTGTTTAAGCACCTCATCCATGAGCTCTTCATGATCTTCACAGAAATAGAGAGATTTACGCTGATCTATAAACTTGGTAGTGCCCGATATACTTACCGTATCACCACGAACTTCTATTTCATTCTCTGCTTCATCCCAGCAGAATGTGCATTCCATTAGTTTCTCGCCTCAGATTTAATATCGCCTACAAGCTGGTCAAGATCTTCATCAAGACGCTCATATTGTTCTTTAAGGTCTCTGATTGTACCACGATCATTCTTAACGTTCTCTTCTGTCGTTTGAATAAGTTCACGAATCGTTTGTTTCTCTTTAAGCATTTGCGCTATTGTCTTCATTCTCTCACTTTCTTTGGTTTCGGCTTAACCTTGCCCGTCTTAGGAGCCTCTTTGAGATAAACCACTTGAATACCATTTTCTCCTTCATCAACCTTCTTCATATCAGCATGATACTTATTGATATCCAGCCATTCCTTATGGTAATTGTGGATATCTTTCAGAAAGAGTGTTTCACTCGCCTTACGCATAAAAGCTAACATCCAACGGTTAAGTCCAATACGATCTTTTACTTCTATAAAGGCATCTTCAACATCAGGGTACTTACCACGCCACACTTCAAGCATGCGCTTTGTAAATCCATACTCCTTACAGAATTGATAAATACTCAAAGCATTATCATCACAGGACCAATATTCAAGAGTTCTAATGAATTTCTTACGCCATTCTTCTCTGCCGATATTTATTAAGAGAGGATCGCGTAAAGCGCCTCCCATTTTCGACAATACATCTGGAGTCGTGCTATTGTTTAAGTTTTCCGCCATCTTTAAGCCTCTTTAACTTCTTATACTCATTGGTAAGATTTAAGAGTTCGCGCTGCAGTTGTCGTATCTCTTTATTGAGTACTTTAATCTGGTCTTTAAGATCATCATTCTCAAAGTCACAATCAGACTGATCGAATTGCTTAAAGACTATCCCCCCCCCATCTGGAGAGATTCTCGATTTGCTCATATTAATCCATACATTCTGGAGTGTGACCCCGAACTGGCTGTTTATTCATCAGGGACTTTTTCTTCTTAGCCTCAAAGAAACGTTCAGAAGATTGCTGTTTAATATTCGCGCAATTCTGTTTAACATTTGCGAGCTGCTCACGTAGAAGTATATTCTCTTCACGGAGTCGGACTAACTCGTCCTCATTATTGAGCATATTTTCCATGATCTGCTGATGCTCGGAGAAAGATATATCACTTACACACTGACAACGTTTAAACATATTCTTAAAAAATGTAATCATTCTAATACCCTAAAACTAAATTCAACACGTGGATTTATATCATAGACCTTAAAAGAGCTAATTCTACAGATCTGGCTATCATCTTTCATGATACCCACCTTTACACAGGCGTCATAATAAAATTTTTCCAAATTGTCGATGTCAGGCTTAGTCGTGTGCCAGCGCTTTTGAATACGCTTCCCAGATGGCACACGCATATAGAAGTGAATTTCAACCCACAAAGGACCAAGCAATTGCGGATTAGATCCATGTTGAATGCGCAACAGATCACACGTTGCATCCATCTCTTCATGTTGATCAGAATACATAGAGTTAGTTCGATTAGACCATCGTGGTCGCGTCCTAGAAATAGGAGGTCCATCAAGGACGTAAAGCGTACGACCATCTTGCGTGAACTGAGGCTTGAACATTTCTACTATCATATTTTCCTTTTAAAAATACGCTCGGAGCAGCACCTACTGCTCCGATATGGAAAGGCTTCCATGTATAAGAATACCAGTACTATCGTAGCGGGTGAGATGATGTTGGGCAAGAAGAATTTTGTTGGCGTTATCAGACAGGTTTTTTCTCTACGACAGTATTTTCATCAGGGCACATTCCGTTACATGGTGATTCGCAACCCATTATTTCAGCATGCTTTTCTGCTTCCTCATAACATCTATCCGTCAATTCCATCCAAAGATCAGCAGTACCACCTAACAGCATGAATTCCTTATGAACTACTCCGCTCATAGATGCCTCTTCTAGTTCTTTATCGTGTGCCTTACGCATTGCATCAAGTATTTCTTTCACAGGAGCTTTTTTTTCTTCAAGATCCTTAACATCTTGTAAAAGTTTTTTAGATTGAGCTTCTAATTTAATTCTTTTCCGACAGTGATAAATTAAATCTTCAAAAAGAAAGTTCCAAAGGCCTTCTGAAAAATATTCTTTTGAAATGTATGTATCTCGTATGTGCTTTATTGCTTCTAAGTTCATTGTTGTTCTTTCTTCTGGAGATTATAATTAACCGTGTAACAAAAGCTACATTCAATCATTTTTTATTTTCCTCAGGGCACATTCCGTTCTTCACAATACTTTTCCAATATCCATGCTTGAGGGCCTTCTTCTTCAATGGGTCCTATTAAAGATCCTATATATGTTGATATTCCGTCTAAAAAAGCTATTTCTTCTAAACTAGAACCATTTTTACGTGCCTCATTCAATTTCTCTTCTGTTCTAGATAAATCTTCGAACAATCTTTTAATAAGATTTTTTTTATTCATGTTGTTCTTTCTTAAAATGTTCATTTCTGCTGATTAAAGGCGCTGCTAGTTTAGCCCAAAACTTCCTTTTGTCATCCATTTTTACGTATTCTTTATTAGCTTTTTCTTTCTCTGCTGCAATATCTTCTGGTCCTTGGTATTCAACATAGGTATTAACAGGAGGACGTGTACGTACAGAGCCAGGAACATAGCCATTGCTTCCCCTTTGATGGGTCGTTGAATCGTTTGTAGCATGATTTTGAGAGTGATGCCTGGTGCTAGGCCCATAAGAAGCCTCTCGTAATCTTTCAATTTCCATTACAGCCCTCTCTTTGGGTAAAGTGCAAGCCTTATCCTTGCAGCCAATCAAACAACAGGTCGCAGAGCGTTCTCGTTTCTTTATTCCAATATCTAAACTTGTATTTAAAGCTTTGCTCTTGTTAATAGGAGGACATTTTTTTAGAAACAGCGAATTCCACAGGCTTTTTGCTGTGTTACCAAACTTCATTAAAACATGAGTAAAGAGGTACCAATATTCTTGAAACTCATAACGCATCGTCATAAGAAATTTGAGGCCCTTAGGCCGTATGTAATAGTTATTAGTTTGATTGATACCATGAAGGGATTGAATACGTATATAACCATGGTGATTCATCCATCGTATAAAACGAGCTACCGTTTTGCTACACGTGTTCGTTTCTGAAGCAATAGTTTCATATGATTCGAAGAAGCTGTCTCCGTGACGTAGAAGAGCATTAAGAAAATAGACAAATATTCTTTTCTTCTTAAGTTTAATCTTTAAAAAACTATCTTTAAATTCTTGCTTTAATCTGGGAAAGTAATTTTTATTTTCAAGAAGTACTTGACTCAAAGTAGAATTAATCATATTCTATAGACCTCTTGTTCTATAGACCTTCTATAGACCTTGTTAGGGTCGGTTTTGATCCTTGCGTTGAAATACATGTGGCTCATTGAATACATCCTTGGTTAATGCATAAAGACACAACTTGGCGGGAGCATCTTTAAGCAGTTAATAAATTTCATTTAAACTTTGAGCAACTATAATCAATATACGTATTCTTTGCAAAGAATTCTTTTAAATTCCTCATGATCATCCTACGCTTATCCGGGCCTACAGGCTCGGCAAGCTACGGAAGACGCGTCGTGCAAATATAGCTTAGTGGCTCAGCCACATTGGGAGAGCGGTTGCCTAAAGGCTTCTGGGGCTGGTTCGAATCCAGCTATTTGCACTCTTTTTCTTTCACATCAAATATTCTATCAGGTGAATCTTTAGTAAGTCTTATAAAGACCTGAAATTCATCAGGACTATCGTTCTTTTGATCATGCGCATAAGGCTTGGTTTCATAGGAACATCTTTGATAAATTTGATAAGAAACTGCATGTTGTAAGCAATTCTTACGATCGTTTTGCGCAGAAAGCCCACTCGACAGCTTTAGCTGTGGGATGAATGCGCACGTATCTTTCGATATGCAATTGTCATTCGCATAGTAATATGGTATCCTACTTTGTATGAAAAAACAACGATGGACGACAAGTAATAAAGCAGTATTTAACATTGGATATCATCTTATTTGGTGCCCAAAGTATCGAAGAAAAGTTCTCACTGATTCTGTTGAGATTAGATTAAAAGAATTGCTCTATCAAAAAGCAGAACAGCTTGGGATATCAATCGAGAAAATGGAAGTAATGCCTGATCATGTCCATTTATTTGTAAAATCTGATCCAGCTCATGCGCCACATTATCTTGTACAACAATTTAAGGGCTATACTTCGTTCACCTTGCGCAAAGAATTTGCGCAACTCAGATCCCGTCTGCCCACATTGTGGACACGTTCCTACTTTTGTGAAAGTCTTGGTTGTATTTCAGAGGAAACAATTAAGCGTTATATTGAGAATCAGAAGAACCAATGAGAAAAACATTTTCCTTTAAACTCTATAGCTCGAAAAAACTTAAAGGACTGCACAATCAGATTAATATTGCAGCATCAGTGTATAACCATTGCATAGCTCTGCATCGTTGTTATTATAAAATCTTCGGCAAATATTTGAATAAATATGTTCTTCAAAAACATCTCACTAAACTTAAAAATTCAAAAAAATATGAGATATGGAGTAGTATTGGTTCTCAAGCTATTCAGGATATAACAGATCGGATTGATCGTGCGTATCAACGTTTTTTTGATCATGTGAAAGAGCGAGCATCGAGTAAAATTAAGCGTATTGTTTCACCGCCTACATTCAAGAAACGTAAAAAATATAAATCGTTAACGCTCAAACAAGCTGGCTACAAAATTTCTGAGTTTCAATCTAACGAGCTATGCCAGAATAAAGCGCTGACGAACAGAATAAAAATCGGTAAAAAGATATTTAAGTTCAGTAAGTCACGAGAAATTGAGGGTCAGATAAAGACATTGACTATTAAACGCAATGTGCTTGGTGAGATCTATCTATTTTTCAGTTGTGAGTTGCCAGAAACTCAAGTAAGCAGAACCATGACAGGTAAAAGCGCAGGTTTTGACTTTGGCTTGAAAACATTTCTGACATCAAGCGATGATTTTCAGATAGAGTCGCCATTATTTTTCAAGCAAGCACAGAAAGATATTGCATGGGCTAATAAAAATCTTTCACGTAAAAAAAGAGGATCTGGTCATCGCTATGCAGCACGACTACAACTTGCTCGTATTCATGAACAGGTTGCCAATCAGCGTAAGGATTATCAGTTCAAATTAGCAAAGAAATTAGCTGCGACGTATGATCTGCTGTGCTTTGAAGATTTGAATATCGAAGCAATGAAAAGGCTTTGGGGTAAAAAAATCAGCGATCTAGGATTTAGTGATTTTATAAAAATACTGAAGTACGTGTGCTTGCAAGCAGGATCGAAAATTCAGTTTATCGATCGATTTTATCCTTCAAGTAAAGAGTGTCATCAGTGTCGATTTATTAAGGCTGATTTGTCTCTGAGAGACCGTATTTGGGAATGTCCTGAATGTCATGTTATTCATGATCGAGACAAAAATGCAGCCTTAAATATATTTAGAGAAGGGACATCTTCTCTTGGGTTAGGAAACGTAAGACCATCTCAATTGGTGGCTATTTCTGTTTGATTCCAGAATCCAACGTGCTTTAGCCGTTGGAGTATGTCAAATTCTTCTTTTTTCTGATCCATTATTAATTCCTTCTTTAAACATTTTAATTACTTTGGTTTCTTCTATGCTCATATCTCTTCCTTCTTGTCTTTCTAATCAACTTTAATTGATCCTCTATTCTTTTCTCCAGCATCTCTAAATCTTCATCGCTGGGCCCCTCATTGTTGGGCTGTGCTATGTATTTCTCGAAGTCTTGGTCAGTAGCAGGTCTCAGCTTCTTAAGTTCTAGTTCTTTTTCCCCTTGCTTCATGAGATATATACCAGCAAAGAAAGCAATCTGGGCAAGCAGTATCAAGAACCCGTATCTGCGAAATAGTTCATTCATCTTAATCCCTCTTTATATATAAAAAGTCTATCTCCTTAAGCTCTTTGTACAACTCAGGGTAATTAGCCTCAAGGCATGCACGATACGATGCCCGAGACATAAGCGCTTGAGCAGTCAATTCTTTTACAGGACCCTCTTTCGCCATGTTGTATATTTTTATCATCTCAATTACGTAAGGTCCTACTACTTCAGTTTTCATTTAATTCCTTTTAACAATAAATAAATATCGAGTAATTTAGAAGCATATCCTTTTTCAATAGAATCCAAGAATATTTCACCAGCTGGAGTTTCAAATATAATAATAAGTATATGCTTTAAATCATGGCAATTATTGCCTTTTACTGCGTCTTCAAGACATTCATTTATATTCTCAATAATTTGTGTGTTTGCTTCGTGTGACATGTTTATCCTTGATGTTTGTTATGTTTAATTCAACTTCATGACAACATTATATTACTTATTAATACTCATGTCAACTAAATATATTAAATTATTATTGTTGACGTTATATAGTTGTTAATGTATACTGTTGATATGAAGTTAAGTAGAACAACGAGGAAGGATATTAAATGAGTAAAAGATACACACTTAATAAAGTAAATATGCATCTTGAAATAATAGCACGAGCAGATGACAATGATTTTTACTTCTCCGAGTTTACATTGATGATGCATACAAGAATGCTTTTTTCAACAGAAATGATAGAAAAAATATTTAAAAGGTATTATCCAGAAACATATAAAATGTTTAAAGAAAATATAGCAGCATGGGATACACAACTTAAAGATACAGAATTTAAAAATAAATACGAAAGAAACCATGGACAATCAACAAATTCGTGACGGTATCGTCCGCGTCATGAGAAAACGTAAAATCACCGTAAAAGAAATAAGCGCAGAAATACCATGTCATTTTGCAACGCTTACTAAGTTCTTGAAGAACAATGGACCTTTAACGAATAATACGATGATGATGATAGAGCAGTGGGTTAATGATAATCTGAAAGATAATTCGTGAAAAACATAAACTATAACTCATTCTCAGCCAAAGAGATAAAAGAGATACAAGCCCATCAACATACTCTCACTATGAAGGAAATGCCTTGGATTATTGGTGGTACCTGTATCGTTATATGGTGTATTGGATTAATGATTAAATTCTTAGGAAGGGATTAAGATGAAAAATAAACCAGAGTCAGATATCGGTGGAACGCTTCCAATAACGGAAAAAAGACTCACTCCGATGGAGAGTTTATTGTCCCCTGACGAACTACACCTTAATTCTTTGTTTGTTAAGATTAATGAACGATTAGATAAGGCAGAGTCACGTATAGATAAGATGGCACTCGCATTTAGAGAGTTACAAGCATCAAAGAAATCCACATCAGGGATTTCTTTTGATGCCAAACAGCTCGAGCTTATCAAATCAGTAGCAGCTGTCGGAGCAACAGAACAAGAACTTAAAAGTCTTATCTATCTTGCTGAGCAATATGAACTTGATCCATTAAAGAAAGAGATCATTTTTATCAAGGGAAGAACGCCACTGACTACACGAGATGGTCTTCTTAAGATCGCTAATAGAGATCCTCAGTTTGATGGAATAGGTGGGGACGCTGTCTATGAAGGTGATGTCATCACTAAGGGTGATAATGAAGCCTTGCATATTTCATACGGTCCTGATCATTTAGCGTTCAATCATGCAAAACTTAAAGGAGCATTTGCGAACGTATACCGAAAAGATAGAAGTAAGGCTACCTCTGTATTTGTAAGCATGAGAGATTACTTAAAAGATAATCAAATATGGAAGCAGTATCCCAATGCTATGATCTTGAAGGTAGCTGAGTCTATGGCATTAAAGAGAGCGTTCTCATTGAGTGGTCTTACCAGTCAGGAAGAGGTTGAGGAATGAGAAACTTCGAAGATCCAGATGTAACAAAATTCATTAATGAAATGATAGCCCGTAGAAAGAAACTGGGCTATACCCAGAAGTTATTTGCAGAGATCATAGGAACCACCAAGCAAGCTATATCTTTATGGGAAAATGGTTCATATGCTACGATGAAAATAAAGAGACTTTATAAGGTTTTAGATAAACTTGGATTGAGAATTACTTTGGAGAAAAAATGAATATTAAAGCGATTGTTATAAGTACACTCTTCATGTCAACCGCATCATGCGATGTGATCAAAGACAAAGATTATCTTATCAGCAAGTATAATCAGGCCTTTGCACGTCAAATATTTTTAACTACGCTGGAAAATGATTTGCATAAGATCATTACTTTATTGCAAGAGATTAACCAAAAACTTTCTAAAAAGGAGAAAGAGCATGACCATACAGGAACTGGTAAACCAGCTTGATGATCAGATAAAGAAATCCCACGAAGAGTACAATGAGCTGTTTCGGCAGCTCCATCAATACAGCAACCGCATACTCGATGATGAAGCATTCAAGAAAGCTCAGATCTTACTGGGAGATATACAAGATAAATACGAAGAGCTGCATCCTGCATTCAATTACATCGGGCGTCGCTATGAGTTTGTGTGCAAAGTAGTCAATGCACATTACGATTGGTGTGAGAAGTTAAAACAAACGTCACAGATGACGGGGACAAAAGAACAAGCAGAAGATATACTGCGTAATCACAAAGAGCCACAAGGTGGGGAAATTAATATAGTACACTGATACCGTCTTAAAAGGAGACAGGTTCATGGAAGCAGTAAGGAAGACTCGATCTGAAGAGATCGGGCAATTGATGTTGGCTTTGTCTAAAGCGCAAGGCAGTTATAAAATACCAAACGCGAACCAGGATAGCCCTGGTGGAAAGTTTGCGAACTTGTCAAGTATACGGGAAGCCGTAAAAGAATCGTTGTCTAAAAACGAACTTGGTTTCTATCAGCACATAGAATATTTAGAAGATGGATCTGGGGGTATGATACTTGAAACCATCATAGGTCATTCTTCTAATCAGTGGATTTCGTCGATGGCAAGAATCGTACGCGGTAAGACCGATCGGTCTACCGCTAACTCAATAGAGAATCATAAGCGCATGCACGCTACGATGTTGCTCGGTATTGCACCAAGTGATAAAGATCCTTTGTTACGAGATGACAACTTTGAAGAGTCATCGCTCGAGCAGACCCTTGAAGAGACACGTAAGCCCTTATCAGAGCGTAAGATAGATCGTAACGATGTCATATCGTTAGAGCGTTATCAAGATCTCATGATCGAACTTGATAACTATCCTGAGTTCGTGAGATCTATCGTTAACACCTATTCGATTGATACGCTTGCTGATTTGCCTAATGAAGAATACGTAACGGTCAAGAAAGAGATCATGAAGATGAAAAAGGCAGATGATGAATGGCTTAAAAAGAAAGGGAAGAAACTGTGATAGAACAAAATCAGAAACGCTATGCCCCTCCAACGCCCTTAGATCATCGAGTTTATAGATCTATATGGGTTTACTACAAAGACAATAAAGAAAAGAATATCTATATTCAGATGTCTCAAGATCCCCATAAACCACATTGGATTTCGTATTGCAAATTTCTTGAAATTGCTTTTCATCATTTTTTCGATAATAATGACTTTATGGATCTTGTGACGGGGTTGTATGTTAACAACCATCATGATGTTCTTGAGAAGATTAAATCTATTATTAAAAGTTGATTACTACACTAAGGGCCTCGGTTCTCTCCAGACGGGGCTCTTTTAATTTTCAATAATTATGAGATAGCCATTGGCGCCAGCTCCTCCAGCACCTGAATTTCCTGCACCGCCGAATGCTGACGAACCGCCACCACCCCCCCCGGCACCAGGAAATCCACCATTTCCACCATTTCCAGCTGGAGCAGTTTGACCCCAACCACCACCGCCACCACCAGTACCACCGCAAATGAAACCAAGTGGATTGAATCCAGGAGCGAATGCTATTACGTTTCCAGCAACTTCTAGAAGAGAAGGATTTCCAGGATTTCCATTTGTATTTACAGCTACTCCCGCACCACCAGCAAGAACATATCCAGGAGCAACACCAATATTATATATATTATCTCCTGCTGAAGATAAAGCTAATCCGTAGTAACCTCCGTAACCACCTCCAGAGGCTGCAATCATTCCGATAGTTACTACACTATTGTTAAGTCTACTGGCTGAACTAACCCCTGGAGAAACACCTGGATTTGGATTCGACGATCCTGAGGGAGAAAGTCCATTTCCTACAGCAGGTGCTTGGACTCCACCAAATTGTGCTAATCCAGTAGGGGCACTCGAAAAAAAACTCGTTCCTAAAACTAAGTTTCCTACGCTTCCGTTTCTTCCAAGAGTATTTGCTGCGGAACCAGCAGTTCCTCCTCCAGTGCATCTAGTAGATGTCCATGTACTTGTAAGTGGACATCCTATGTTACCAACAATAGTCTGAGTTCCTTCTGAGCCATAACCACCGCCAACATTATTATCCGCTAAACCACCTGCGCCACCTGTTCCAACCTGAATAGGAACTGGATTAACACCAAAAAATGCACGAGGAATAGTGAGATAGAAACCCCCACCAAACGATCCGCCACATCCACTAGTATAAGTTCCTGACACATTATTATAGTAACCACCACCACCGCCAGCACCACCATTCCACCCCAAAAGTGTAACCCATTTAGTGTTTACATTTGGAACCCAGTATGAACCAGGAGGAGCGCTTTCAGCAGTAAAAGTAGTAATAAGATTGAACCCACCACCGCCACCAGCAGGAGGAGCCCACTCAGGTACACCGCCCACCATGGTCATGACATAGTCATCTGCAGCATTCTCTATGATCTGTATTTTGTCATTTGTATTTGCGGTCACAATGCTGTAATTTCCCGACGAGAAAGATTCTTGTATACCACCAATAAAGGTTTGATTTTGTTGTGCAACTCCATCTCCAGATGTTCCAATACGTATGGTATTAGATTCAAGAGCTATTCCGCCGATTTGTGATCCGATGGTAATATTTGAGGATTCAATCGTTTGATAGTTATAACCTGCTTGAAATCCAAGCGCGGTATTATTTGAACCATTCACGAGTCGAGCTAAACTTTGACTTCCTAGAGCTGTATTATTTCCTGTTACACCTATCAATCTAAGACTTTGATATCCTATACCCGTTGAATTGGCACCAATTCCAACGGTCATATTACCAGCAGTGCTCCCCAAGAAGGTATTGTTGGTCCCATAAGCGCTCAAGAATCTGTTGGTGACATATCCGCCAGGTAATGCGGTATTTCCTAATGCTATGACACCACTCGTACCATCAGCTGTGGTAACAGGAAGTTGTATACTATTATTAAGCGTGACTACTGCATTACCAACGTTAGGAGCAACGGTTATGTTTGTAGATCCTAAGACGCTGGTAACGGCTCCTCCACCCCCACCACCAGGTGCCCATTGAGGGACTCCTGCAACCCCAAGCGTCAAGACGTAACCCAATGAACCCCCAGGAGGTGTAATTGCTTCTAATTGGTGAACAGAAGATACGGTAACAATTCTATTTGCGGTGATAACAGGAGTGTTATTATAAATACCAGCGATAAATGTCGCATCTTGTTGTCCGTTTCCACTACCATCAGTACCAATATAAATAGTGTTATTCATATCATTGGCGCCGATGTTGTTTATCAAGATGTTATTTGATTCGTTTTCTATTAAATTTACTCCAGCGCCGTCACCAATACTGATATTGGAAGTACCCGTAATTAAATTAAATAAACTCCCATGTCCAACAGCAGTATTACTCGACGCAGTCGTCGCGGAGCTCAATGTTCTTCCACCAACGGCAGTATTATAGTGACCACTTGTTAGATCCTGTAATGAGATATATCCTCCACCAAAATTTTCTTCTGCTGCACTGGTAATATTTGTAAGATTACCTGCTAATCGTCCTACAAACGTATTCGAATCGTCGCCAAATGAATGAAGAAAAAAATTATCCGCTATAGTTCCTGTACCAAGGGCATATACCCCAACATATTGACCACCTATAAAAGCAGTTTGCGGTTGTATAATCGATAGATTAAGGTTAACGGTAGGATCAACCGTATCATCTCCCGTTATATTTATATTATCTCCACCCGTCACACTTGTTACTGTTCCAGCTCCACCACCCGCAGCAGGCTCCCATGCTGGTACCCCACCAGTAATAGTGAGGACATACGTCTCAGTGCCATTTGCCAGTGAAGCAATGGCACCACCAGCCGCTACTAAAACACCAGTGGTAACGGTTGGCATTGTCAAAGTTATTGTATTTGCCGTAGCGGTTGCGCGTACTTGTCCAACGGTTCCCAAAATATTTATAGCACCCGCCATCGTTGGATAGGCGGGATTATTCAGATAATCAACAAGAAAGGTCGATATTGCAGCACCATTCGTTAAAGGTATCCATGTGGCCAACGCACCTACGCTGGTATCATCTCCTTGAAGTGATACCAAGATCCACGGAACATTAGTTTCTTCGTTTAACCAGAGATCCATTAAAGAATAACCAGTATTATCATAATCGTTAGGATCACGGTTATTAAAGGTACAACTTGAAGGTGCTACGGCCCTTGTGCCCAGGTACTGTAAACTCCCATAAAATGGTCCACTATTTGACATTACTACCTCCGTCGCGAGCTTCTCGGTCTTGATAGTTTGGTTGTTCAAAAACTAATTGAGCAAACTTGTCTGGGTCAGTTGGCATTGATTCAACGCCGTTCTGTAAGAGGAGGGGTTCATTACGTTCTTTGAGCTTTTGAAATGCTACTTCATAAAGATGATTCAAAACCCAATGAAGGCGTCTTTTCATATCATGTTCAAAGATAGATTCTGGAATGTAGTCCATGATTACTTTTTTTTGCACGTCAGTGAGTGTGAATAATTCAACATTATCTACTGATATTTTCATAAATTTCCTAACATTCTAATTTACCAGATATATACGTATTGCCCTGACCACTTCCAATTGTTACGTTATTACTTGCATTTCCTGAGATCAATACGGTAAATGAGCAGGTATCCGCAGCAGTCATACCTGCAAAAGAAGTGAAAAACATATTTACCTGATCAGACGTTGTAAACAGAGAGTTTAAATCTACGTTATAAACATATGTAACTGCTGATGTGACTATACTGAATGTGCAGTTCTTATTTGCAGAAGCCAATGAAGAAAACTGCACAGTAGTAGAAAATAGATATCTACCTGTAACAGGTGCGGTAAAAACTCCTGCTGTCGTACAATTAGAACCTTGATCGTACACCTTTGTAAGTGCATGACCTCCTCCAATAGTTGCTGTTAAATTATCACCCGTAGCACTTGTATCAGCTGTTCCCAGATAATACATAAAGCATGGAGTCAGAGGGAAGGTTACATCGCCAGAACTATTGACAACTTGAGAAGCAGTTCCCGATCCAACATACAGGTTATAACCGCCTGTACCTGAATTCAGATTGAGAGCAGTCGCACCCGTCGTATTGCCAAGGTATATAGTTTTAGCAACTTCATCGTTTCCTATAGCGATTTGAGAAGTTCCTGATGCAACCGTAAATGGATTATTACCAGTACCACCAATCGATGTAGCGCCCGCAGTAACCGTTAATCCACCTGCCGTTACGGTAGCTCCACCAGCCGTAACGGTGAGCCCATTGGCCACCGTTAACGTTCCAGAGTTATTGTTTATCGCATTTTGTGTAGCCATATTACTCCCTTAAACAATAGTAATATTTCCAATAGCTTCCATAACGGTCCAATCTGTATTTGCTATGCTGCAAACTATGTCAACAACATCGTATTGTAGCGTGGATGCTAGTGAGCCCCCCGTACCCGTCGTTGTATTAACACCAGAGAAATGTATGGTGACTCCAGCAGGTTGAGCAATTTTCCATCCCCCAGCGCCTTTTCCAACAACGCGTATGGTACTGCCATATGCTGCAGTAGCGGGCAACGTACCTGTAATGAGCGATGCTGCATTCATCGTGTAAGAAGTATTAATAGCAAGTGTCAGCGTCGTACCTGTCTGATCAACCCATGAGTTAGTAGAAATAGTCGACCATGATGGCAGAGCTGCTGACCCACCACTTATCAATACTTGACCAGAGGTTCCTGTACCAACTGATTGAAATACCCCCGTAGCTGTAGTTCCTGCCGCCACAAGAGAATATGCCGTAAAGGTAACTGCTCCCGTACCACCACCCGCAACAACAGCGGTCCCAAAACTTGGATTAGAAGAAGAACCACCTGATATAAGTGGTACGCCTGAAGTCGCTGAAGGCGCTACTGAAGTCACTAAGTTCGAAGCGCCTGCAACGACGACACCATATTGAGTGACCGTCGAAGCTGTTATTGGTGATGTTGAGTTAGCAGTTAAAATTCCCGTAAGGGTATTGATTGCAAACGTACCTGTTTGATTATTCAGCGCATTTTGAGTTGCCATTACTAAACTCCGTCTTTTTAAACGATTGTTAAATTTGATATTGGACCGCGTATTGTCCACGTTAAGTTCGCTACAATGCAGAGCAGATCTACTTGGTCATATTGATTTGTTGAAGCTAAACTACCAGAGGTGCCATGCGTCGTAGAAAGATTTCCAAATTGAATATTCTGGCCAACGTTCTGAGCGATAATCCATCCTCCTGTATTAAGACCAACAACTGACATAAGTGTTCCAAACGCCGCTACAGTAGGTAATGTAAAGGTGATAAGTGTTGCAAAATCTGCAACGTATCCATTATTGGGAACCATTGTTTGAGATCCAGATGTCACATCATGCCATGTAAAAGATTCTGGTCCTGAAGCGAGGCCCAACTGACCATTACTGTCGACACTGACGATGTGATTCGTTGCGCCAATAGAAGTGTTATAGATAGCAGCGATGAAACATTTATTAACCTGCTGAGTGCCCGATCCTGAAGAACCCAAACGCATAACATTTGACTCTCCAACGACACCCACGTTCTGGATTAAAATATTATTTGATTCGCTGGTGGTGTATGAAAATCCGGTTCCGGAACTTGCAGATGAACCGTTTATAGTTCCAATCGCCACGTTAAAAGATCCAGTTCTTAATTGATAAAGTGTGCTATTACCAAGCGCTGTATTGTTTCCACCAGTAGTTTGATCAATAAGGGAATCACTTCCAATTGCTGTTGAATATGAAGAATTACTGGTACTAGATCCTGATTGGACACCGATGAAAACATTGGCTTCTCCAGAATTCAGTGAAGCGCCAGAAAGATACCCATAGCAACAATTGTTTGATCCCGTACTAAGGCTAGCGAGACTACTTCCCCCAACTCCGACGTTTTGAGCAGCCGTAGTGAGTGTAAAATTACCTGCTGGTTCTTCACCAGATATACCTATAAAAATGTTATTGCCATTGTCACCAGATCCAGAGTAAGCATGCATCCACGGAACACCACCCATGTTAATAACGCCAACGGTAGAACTTGATGTATAAGGAAGATTAAAGCTGGTATTAGCAGTAACTGAGGATGTTGCTTGTATGGAACCAGGTGCAATAAAGGTAGAAGGAATTGAGAGCGTTACAGCGCCTGTTGATGCTGAAGCGGTGATCTGATTTGCAGTACCTGTTATTGAAGTAACAACACCTACACCAGATACTTCAAGATTGAGAGAAGCAGGTCCTGTCGTGAATGCTATTGTTCCACCAGCAGACGTTAAGGTACCAAAGGCAGGGTTAGCACTATTTGACCCTAATAATACTTGTCCATTAAGGCCCGCAGCTGTTGTTCCTAGTGCTGAAGTTGTTTCACCAATAACGACCCCGTGAAGTGTTAATGTAAGATCACCTGTTCCACCTTCATCTACAGGTAATGGAGCAAATTGTTTATATGCCATTAAGCGTCTCCTTTAGAATGCTTCATATGAAGCGCCGTCAAACAAAAATGAAGCAGCAGCATACGAATTATTCATGATAAAGTTTACATCTCCATCAATATTTACTGCTCCGCCTACCGTAGTAACCGTAATGTTATCAACTTGTGATAAGCCTGCTTTGTCTTTAATGACAAAAACACGGCCAACAGCAGGATCATTTGGTAATAATATATTTACTACCCCTGCGGATACATCTACTGCTATATAATAATCGGCTGGTAATACGGTATAAGGAGATTGAGCATGTGTTACTAATGTATAATTAACTACTTGGGATGAGTTATCTACTGATATTGTTACCGTATTTCCAGAACCAGAAGTTATAACATTTGCATTAGCTCCGACAATATTAATAATATTTCCTGCTGCCGTTGCATCACCATCGTTAGTAACAAAGGTACTTGTAAGCGTAGGAGCTGAAATAATAAGATTATGATCTCCTGGATTCCCAGCAACGGTGATAGGAGCAGTTCCAAGAATAGAAATATTATTAGAACCATCTGGGCTAACTGCACCTCCAGAGTTACCTGTTAAGGTTTGTACGGCATCGCCTGGCGGTATAACACCGCCGCTTATGCCGTAATTAATAATTTTAGACATAGTTCCTCCTAAGCGATATCTGCATAGATAACAGTTACGTAGATGGTTCCCTTAGTCGGAGCTGCTGTCTCACCTAATACATAAATATATGAACCTGCGGGGAATTCAAGTAATGCTCCTGCACCTGATTGATTAGAACAATAATCGTCTACTTCGCCGCTCATTGTCGCAACAATATCAACGGTTCTGTAACCATCAAATGAAATGAAGATATTCTGATCGGTAAAGTTCTTAATCTTAAGCATTCTTACTGGATTTTCTACAGGAGTTGCTGAATCCGTTAAAGGATCTGGAACAGCGCCTTCCATCGTATAAACCGCTATATAAAGACCATTAACGAATTCATCTGCTGGTAGATATCGTAATGATTCGAAGGCTACACGAACTGCTGATGCTACTGCCATGGTTAACCTCCTACTATATCGTGAATATTACTCGGCTGATACCACCCAGAAAGATAAAAATATCCATCCGCGTCAGCTATGCCTTGTATATAAACAATGGTACCCGCTTTTAGGACACATTTCTGACTATTGGGTGCAGCATTTGTTTGGAATGGTATTTCTTTTGACGTTCCTGCAAAGATATAATCATGAGCGGTAACACCATCGTAACTAATGCCAACTCCCTCGTCTGATGCGTTATTTAATGAGATAAAGAATATCCCAAAAGGCAGCCCAGTGGGATTAACTGGAGTCCATGTTTCAATTGTTATTGCGGCCTTTGATTGGATCGCCATAGGTATAGGTAATGCAAAATCTAATGCCATTACTACTCTCCTTTTTTTTTAAGAGTTAGCTACAACTTCCACAGGAGTTTCAACAGGCTCCGCTGGTTTAATTGATGCTTCTATTCTTTTAATTTCTTCAAGAACGCCGAGACGTAATTCATAGAGCACTGAGAGTGCTTCACCAGCATCACAACCGATGGGTAATGAAAGCTTATAGCTTTTATCGCCTTTGATGATTTCCCAGATTTCATATGCAACTTTGTTCATAAGATTCTCCTTTTAGAAGAGGTTAATAGAGTAATAACAATCTGGTTTTAGAGTACCAGATTGTTATTACCTTTAAAGTTTATTTTAGGTTAGCCATTTCCACTGCTTACCAAGTTTAATATAACTTACTTGTGTTCTGGATATATTGTAACGTTTTCCAATTTCAGTCCCATTTACTTTTTCTCGTAAAAGATTCTTTATTTCTCTAACTTGCTGTTCATTAAGTTTTTCAACCTTACATCTTCCTCGAGCACGTTTATCATTTATGTTATCAAGATGAGTACCAAGTTTTAAATGTTCAGGATTAACGCACGATGGATTATCACAATTATGTAAAACAAGTTTTCCGTGTGGAATTTTTTCTTTATATAATTCGTAACTAACTCTGTGGGCGATTTTTTTTTTATTTCTAAAAGTAAACATACCATATGGCATTTTAACTTTCTTACTTCCGAGCCATTCCCAACATGCATCAGTTTTTTCAAAAAACTTTTCAAAAACTTTAATCATAATTGCCCTAGTTTCTTCAATAGTTTCAAGAGAAATAGATAATTTACGTTTAATAAATTGTTTTTCATTTGAATCTCTAGCCCAACAACGTTTATTGCAATATTGAGATCTTTCATATCTACGTTTTAAACAATAAAAATCCAATCCACATTTTTTACAGCTTTTTACGACACAATCTCGAACTAACATATGATACTCCTATAGGTTTAAATTAATAAGAGTATCATATGTAATTTTATTCAATACGTAAACACATTGTATCAATTAATTTGTCTTACTATGTCAAGGCACTCCATGACATTGCACCGTTGGTATTCACGTACAATATGGTTGAAGCTCCGCCAGCAATATTCAAATAGATAGAACCTTGCAATGCAGTTACAACACCATTAGGAGAACCAGTTCCTACAAGAATCTGAGCGCTTTGTACTCCATTATTAATCAATACACCAGTTGCCGCAGGTGAATTAAGTGAAAGACCAGCCGTTCCTGCATTTATATTAGTTGCCGATATTCCTGTTTGAGATCCAATTGTTACAATATTTACTGCCGCAGCGTCAGCAATATGAACAGTTTTTCCACCAGTTCCTGTTGCAAGATTTAAAGTTTGAGTTCCTGCCGTAGCATTACCAGACAAGATACTTACCGTTGAATTAGCTGCTGAAGCGCCTGATGCGATAAATATATTTTGGGCTGATGTATTAACACCACCACCAATAGTTATACCATTACCCGAAACACCATTACCAATACCAATCGTTTTAACACCAGCATTATCGGCAATAGATATCGTTTGAGCTCCTGTTCCCTGTGCAATGTTAATTGCGCCAGTTTGAGCACCAGTTCCACCAATATTGATAGTACCAGTGGTCATACCCGCACCAATAGAAACTGATCCGGCTGTTTGTACATTCGCAAGTGCTAATGTAGTAGCTCCTGAACCATTTGCAATAAGAACACTATTTGCAGCATTTGATGAACCAAGTGTTAATGTTCCTGTTTGTGCAGTTCCACCAATTGAGATTGTACCCGCAACCATACCCGTACCGACTGCAACTGAGCCTCCTACTTGAACATTAGCAATTGCTACTGCAGAAGCGCCAGAACCATTTGCAATAAGGACGCTGTTCGTCGCTGAAGAAGATCCGAGAGTCATTGTTCCAGTCTGAGCAGTACCACCAATAGTTATTGTACCAGCTACCATGCCAGTACCAACGATCACAGCACCGCCTGCTTGTACATTAGCTATATATGTAGAGCCAGCACCAGAACCATTAGATATATAGGTACTTTGTATTCCTGTTGATTCACCTATAACTAATGCTCCCGTAGCCGCCCCTGTACCACCAATAGTAATTGTACCACCAGTCATAGCTTCGCCTATAAAGATAGAACCACCAGTTTGAGCAGCTCCAAGGCCAATGACGTTTGCTCCCGTACCACCAATCGATATTGTTTTAAGCGCTGCGCCTGTACCGATATTTACCGCAGTAACAGTAGCATCTGAGGATATATTAATGGCACCTGTACCAGAATTAAGTGTAATAGGACCATTGGCAGCAGTGATAAGAAAACCACCTGTACCGAATGTTCCCGTCAGACCGCCTGACGAACTACCTGTTTCAAGTGTTATTGCCGTTGCGTTTGCTGCGTTACCCTCAAGGGCTAAGGTAGTAGTTGCGGATATATCAACGCCGGCTCCTGATGAAAAGATCGTGATTGTTCCAGCATCTACAATATCAGTAATAGCGAATGCTCCAGTCACTGCAAGAGTTCCAGTAATAGTGACATCTCCCGTAACATCAAGATCTTGCGCCATAGTGACATCGCCTGCCACCGATAAGGTGCTGCCCAGAGCAGTAGCTCCAGCATCAAGGGTAGCCAAAGTTGTCAGCCCAGTTGCAACGGTAAGCGTACCAGCAGCTATTGTTGCATTGCCTGCCGTAACCGTGAAGTTTCCAGGATTAACAATAAATGAAGTTGCAGATGTTGCTGAGGTCACATTAACAATCCATTGTGCTTGTCCTGCGGAGTTATTTCCACCATTAACGTAGGCAACTTGATCAGTTGTGTCTACCCAGAGTTGCCCAGTATAAGCAAAATCGAATACTCCTGGAGCATAAGGCGCAAGAATGGGAGCCGGAAAATTATCTTGAAGAGGACCCTGAAGTCCTATAAATGTATTTTGACGTGTTATTTTTGTAGCCATAATTCTCCTTTTTTAAGAGATCTATAAATTTCGTCTGTCGACAGATTGTCGACACTTCACTACAAGATCTTAAAACACAGCAATAAGATTAAAGATATAGCTTGCAAAATTTAAGATCTTTATTTATAGTATATAAAGAGGAGAAACGCTTATGGAAAAGCAAAGTATGGCACCCAGAGGTTCGGGAAATGCCAAAATTTTAAATAAGAAGATGATAAATTTCTTCATAGATTCTGATTCTCATGCTCGAATAAAGATAGAAGCAGCAAAGAAAGGGATATCTATGACGCTCTTTATGACCATTGCGATTAGAGAATATGTGAATAAAGTTATGTACGAAAACTCTCGATAGACTCATTATGACAGCTGCCGCTCAATAGGTTAAAACTTTCTGCGAACTCATCGCTTTGGACGGCAGCTGTTGCCTTGTACAACAGGAATATAACATGATTTTAACACTACTGTATTATTTATTCGTTTTCTGGGTAATTACCCAAATAATATTAATTCCATTAGTTCTTATTGTTTCCGTTTTCGAAAAATACGAAGATTAATCTTCTAGTTCTTCATCCGCTTTTTTATTTAATTTTGTTACCAATTGAGCAATTTGACCCTTATTTTCTTTAACAGAAGCTTCTAAAATTTTTCGTGCAAGTCGTTGAGTTGTGGGATGTTTCCAGAACGTATGAAATGATTTATGAGCAACTTCTGGTATTTTTAAAGCACCCGATACCGCAGCCTTAAGAAGTGTGGGATTCTTAATTAAACTTTTATAGCTTGAATTATCCTTAAATAATTCTGAAAATGAATCTGGCTTAATATAACTTGATTTTGAAAGATCTTCAGCTGCATTCCATATTCTACCAAAATGAGGGTTATCTTTTGCAGCTTTTTGTATAGTCTCGTTAAGTGCACCAACACCTCGTTTGTAGTAATTACCTGCTTCACTACCTTTATGTTCCTGATAAAGTTTATTTAAATGTCGTTTAGATTTTATTGCATCAAGGACATTGATCTCATTCTTCTTAACATCATTGGCAACTTTTGTGAATTCATGACGAACTTGCTTTGAAACCTTATCTGTGAGTCCACTCTTGCCTTCACCTAATTTATCTATTTCTTTACCCATGAATTCATGCAATTCTTTTGCGGGTTGTTTGATCTTTGCAGCTCTTCTTTCTGCGGGGGCATAATACTTTGACGCCTCTTTCTTTGCGGTTTCTCTAATAGTTTTTGGTCGGATACCCTTAAGAGCTGCTGAGGCTCCTATCCCACCTAATAAACCACCTATTTGTTGTCCTTGAGGGCCAAATCCAAGTCCTTCAGCAGCACCTTCTCCCAATGTTCCTCCAAGTGCGGCTAAAAGTGCTAATGGACCTTCCTTCAGTACAAATGGTAGTTTTTGTTGAAAGCTATTGATAAGATCTTCGCCTGGGCGTGGTGTAGAATAGCCTTCAGGTAAGCCTAATTTAGATTCTGCTCCTTGAACATTACGAAGGATATCTTCGTAATTAGCACCAGGCGCTTCATTTCTCTCAAATTGAGATTTCAATGCTGCTCGTTGTTTAGGATTTAACTTTACTCCCAATTTTTCAAGATCTTCAAGTTTTAATCCTTCTGGCTGGAATTTAGATGCCAGAGCATTTGGAAAAGAAGCAACAGATGTAAGACCTGTTGGAAGTGTTCTATAAAGATTACGTAAAATGGCTGCAGGCCAGCTTTCCTCGCCTTCTTGGTTATTTTCCAGGGCACTTTGAGCCTCATTATGGTTATTATTCACGGTTGGCGACTGAAACGCCTGTGGAGCTTCATTTTCAACGCCTAAATTACCCCCTACTCTACTTTCAGGATTTTTTTTTTCGCCCTTCATCAGTTGATGAATCTTTGCTTCAAGACCAGCAGGTTGTTTATATTCATTTTCTGCTAATAATTGATCACGTAGTTGACCAATCTGAAGAACTTTTTCAGCTTCTTTTTGTAGGCGATCTAATTTCTTCAAACTCACTTTAACGGGTTCACCAATAATAGGTTTAAGACTCTTATTAAATTCGATTTTATATCTGGTCGGTATTCCGCGTTGGCCCTCATTCATTAAGCCCACGATATTGTTGTAAATATTCTCAAGATCTTGAGTCTCTTCGTTTTGGGAAATCTTAGAGAAAGGAAGATAACTGCGCAAAGCACCTGCTGTTTTCTTCGTTCCTAAGAGTTGGCGACTAGCCTGGATATAGTCCATTAATTTTTCAGCATTGGTTATCTGTGGACTTACCGTATCATTAAACTTCTTATTCTCAGCATTAATAATCGCTTGCTGTCTAAGCTGCTGTGCTTCACGATTTTTGTTGTTTCCCGCCTGTCCTAAACGCTGTGCTGGAGATAGATTTTTTGCTTCTTTGTCCGCCCCCTGGGGCGCCCCATAGGCACCCTGCGGGGTTTGATTACCACCACCTAAACCACTCAATAAGGCCAATAAACTCTTAGGGTCTTTTTGAAAAAGTTGTGCCAATTGGGCTTCTTGAGGAGAATATCCAGCACCTTGTATTTGATTAGAGAACTGCTGACGTTGTTGCTGTCTCTGCATCGCCTGCATTTTACCTTCAAGTAAACCCGCTAAACCACTCCCAAGCGCACCACCTAAACCTTGACCAAGTAATTGGCCAGCTCCCGCATATAATCCAGGATCGTTTATAACTTGTGCCATTATATACCTCCTGTATATGCTTTACCCGCTGTACCAAGAGCGGCTTTACCGTTTTCTAATCCATTAAATAAGAAATTTTGCAAGAAGCCTTGTTGAGATGGGAAATATTGATTTTCAAATTGTGGGTTCAAACTTTGTTGAATGGCCCCAAGACCTTGTTGCTTGTTCTGTTGGCCATAATTTGACATCAAAGAACCGATAATATCTTGTAATTGATTATTACTTCCTTGAAGCTGTTGGGTAAAGGCCCCCGAAGTTGTTTTATTATCACCGAGCCCGCTAAAACGTGCAGCAAGTGATGGCACAACATTCTGTGACCATTGGTTATTCAACTTGTTGGCAATAGGTTCAAACCCTGCATAGGGATTTTGCACTTGATTCTGTCCCCATTGCCCTAGAAAATTTGATGACTGCATTTGTTGTGGTGTAGCCGTAGATTGCTGTACATTATATCCTTGGTGACCAAGGAAAAATTGAAAAAGTTTTTGCCAGAAATCCAGTTGTGGTGCTCCTTGAAGTCCATTTCCTTGTTGACCCTGTATCGGCATTGGTAATTGATTAATCGCCATGATATCTCCTGTGCGCTCTGCTTACAGCTTACGCATCTAAAATTTTAAATATTCTAATACAACATAACTTGAACTAAACGTTATTGCCGTGTTATTTGTAATAATGACATTTGTGCCTGTAACCTGAAGTACGATATCACCAGCGGGATCAGCGTAGGGCAATGGATAGTATCGTGAGTTTGCTGGAACTGCATTGTAATAAGAAGCTGATCCATAGATCCTGACAAACGTCCACGTAGGTCCAATAGTAAGGCCATGGGCTACTAGTAAAGCACCTGGGGCTAATATCCCCGTGTTTACCACTAATTGATACGTATTGCGCTGCTGCGTAGAATTTGTCGTACTGAACCACATGTTTGACGTGACAAACTCTTGGTTAAGATACTGTCCAGTGGTCTTCAAGTTGAGTGCAACAATGATACTGTTAAGGGTTTGATACAACCGTACAATAAACTGTTTAGGATCATCTGAGGGAATGGTATAAGTCGTGGGTATATAGACGCCTGAATTTGGTGGTAACATAGTATCTCCTTATTGCAAACGTGACGTTGAAGGTGTTGCATAAATTTGCATAGCATGCATTTGAAAATCATCCCACGCAGTCGCCGTATTCAACAGTTGTGCTAAGTTGTAATAAATCCTGAACTGGATAACTTCACCATCGCCCTGGAAGTACACAGGATGCCATACGCGTGATGATGTATTCTCATAGGGATAATCAGGATACGCAAATAAATCTAACGTTCCCGTACCTACAAGGGCACCAGTAAGAGCACTTGTATCAGTCATAGAGGTATCATCAGTTGAGACAAAATAATCCACTTGGATCTGACCTGTTTGTTCTTTATCAACAAGAAAATCTATCTTAGAGATAAAAGCATTGCGACCATCTTTAGCGTAGAAGTTAAACTCTTTTGTTTGAATATCTATTACTGCAACACTTCCTACGGTTCCACCGCCTGTATACACCCCATTAAGAACAGGAGTGGTAGTTGTTACCACAAATGTATTAGCGTCAACTACAAGCGTAATCTGCGCAATAAAGCCGTTTAACGTTGCTCCAATATTTCCCGTATCATCTATAGATGAGAAATAAACACATTGGCCTGTGATAAAGTTATGGTTAATACATATTATGGTGATTAAAGATGCGGTTCCACCTATTGAAACATACCCTAAATTAGTTATCGATAAGTTTGCAGAATTATTAGTATAATCTGGTTCTAATATAAAGGTAAAACCTTGTTGGTTTCCACCAATTACATCACGGATACCACCTTGCAAAGATCCAGAATCCCATCTAATTGGTGCTGACCACAAGGTATTAGAACTCCAAAGAACACCACTAACAGATTGAAAATATCCCATAGCAGTTATTGATTCATCATTAATTGCCCATGAGTTGTTCTCATAGTTATAGAGCAATACCTGGTTGGGATAGTTCTGTGTGACCGTTTGCTGGTTCGAAGGGAAAGACCAATAGACAACTTCTATTTCATAATCGCGAATACCTGCTACACGGATAGGTCCATTATTTGAAAGATTTATTTGAAACACTTCATCAGGAATTAAGGAATCGATACGTTGAGTTTCATAACCATTACATGAATGTATACCAACAGATCCTATGCCAAGAGCAAACTTATCAAACGGTACAACCGAGAAAGGAGAATAAGCACCCAGCTCCGTATTAAGCTTTTGGAATACGAATGGATTGGCGTTATTACTCGTATAGACCATTTCCCACGTTGAATTTTCAAAGAAGACTATAAGTCTGTCTTTGATAAATTCTACCGTGATGATAGCTTCTGTGGTTGCAGCATCAATAAAGTTACCTTGACCAGGTATATCTTGTCTCCATGAATTGACGGCAACTGGAGAACCAAACTGTGTAGAATAGCGACATCTATTCTGGTAATTAACGCCAGGGGCCACAGCTCCTTCCCATGTATTAAATGCGAGCATAGCATTCTTAAATACCACAAGAATCTGAGCAGAGAAGAGATAATCAGGAACTTGATCAATTTGTGGCTGAAAGACAAACCAGGTACCATTATAAAGATATCTCATTGCTTCGTTCTGATTGAAGTTTGTTACAAAGAGCGCCTTGTCTGATGGCGCAGGACCCGTCCAGTTTGTTCCCCAAAAGAATTGAGAATCATTTCCTGTCCATGTCGCTGCTCCTAATGCGAGACGTTGCCATCCTGGTGTAGGAACGGTTGTATAGATATACGCGAATTGGGTATCAAATGCTATGGTAGGCTCTTCGTTAACGATAACAACTTGTTGGGTGATTATACCCATAACGGGCGTGCTTGGATAATAATAGAGTTCGCCCGCAGTTGTTCCCGTGATCGTCACATTACCATTTGCGGTATTGAAGGTTCCCACTCCAGGACCATTCGTAAGCATGTTATTGAGGCCAACATTCGTGACGGTATACCACTGTGTAAATAAGTTTCCTGCAACAAGATATTGCAGAGAGAATTGTTGGCCTACAAGCCACTGGGCACCAGGAGCTTGAAATGCAACAGGTCCACCCCCTGGGTAAGCTCCGAGATCAACGCGTAAACGTGTTTGGGTCTGATCATTAGTTTGATTAATATACGTAGTACCAAATCTTTTTCTCACACGACCACGCCATACGTATGCATTCTGAAGGTAACTGAAAGCATTGTCTGGAATCAACCAGGGTTCTCGATTCAGTTGGAGACCTGAGTCTTTGTCTATTGGAGCAATGAGAAATTTATCTGCCATATTACATTCCTATCGCAAACCATTGGAACGGAAAATTACGATTATCATTAGTAGAAGTTCGTGTAGACCCTTTGGCAGTAAAGTTAGTAGCAGCGATAGCAACAACTTGAATGTAAATATTCACTGAGTTTGCCGAAGTAGGAACCCCACCAAGAGTAGTTACGATAACCTGAAAACATGTTCCAAATGCTGGGCCAACAGTATTCATAGGAAAATTTAGAGTAGTTGTCGCATCATTTTGTGCCGTCCAGGCTGCCGTTCCCCATTTAATCAATAATCCAGAAGCAAGGCGACTCCAACCATTAACAGTGGCCAATGTTCCTTCAGTAAACGCTATAGGATTCCCGGAGTTTTGTGGTATCCAATTAAGTTCAGGATTTCCACTTGTAGCGCCAGCAAGTACTGCCAATCCCCCCTCAAGAGCCAATGTAGCCGGTGCACCAGCCTGCTGAGGCATCTGCAAGAACATATGTTTACCCTGGTTCCCAACACCAGATCCGTAAGGAACGTGGTTCTGTGAGAAAGCAGGATCAATAAGGTCGGTAAAGTTTGTAAGTATAGGTGCCTGCGTAGCATTAAGTGTCTGATTAGCTTGAGGTACATTTTGTAGTGCCATGATTTCTCCTAATAAGGCCAGTTGATGTTTCCCCACCATGCCCAGCCAACATTTCTATTTGAATTATAAATTGTCTCGGATGTTGAGTTCGCTTGTTGTGTGATAGAAGCCCTATTCACAAGATTCATTTGCTCCCTTAAACTCGGCATCATTTGATCGATACTTGCATAGTCACCACGGTCTTCGAATACTTTTTTAGCTGCCAAATAAGAAATAAATTCCCACCACTGAGAAAGTTGTGGAGCATCAGTTTGTTGCAAAAGAACCGTTGGCCTGATATCGGCTTCAAGCTGAACTGGATAAACCGTATCGGGACATGGTCTGAGCGTAAACGTGTAGTTATAGTAGAGAGCAGCGATAGGCTTACCGGGTTGATAGGGAATAATATTAGCTTGAACGGGATTCATTGTTCCATTATTTGCTGTGTTATTTGGAAAGTATGCGGTGAATTGGCCCGTTAAGTAATCAATTGTCCCATAAGGTGATGGCAATGTTGGCTGAGGATCATTAAAGAGCGATAGATACCCAGTTTCATTATTTATGGGATAATCGATCAAGATCATAGCTGTATTATTTATATCTAAACACGATATCTGTACATTATTTTGATAAATAGGAAAGGCTTCCAATGTTCCGGTAAATGGCCCTGTGGTGCCATTACCGAACAATCCACTCACATGAGTGGTCGTAACGGTATTAGGCCAATATCCAAAGAAGTCATCAGGCCATTGAGAATAAGTACATTGCACTCCAGCGATATAAAGGGGCTGGTGGATCGCAACATAGTTATTGTTAAAGTTATAGAATGGATCGTTGATATCGGTTGTTTGGGTTGTATAAGTATCAATATTTGGTTGTGTATAGAACGTAAAATTTGTACGCAATGAAAAGAGCCTCAAATGATTGGGAAAGTCATAGAGTATTGCTGAGTTTATGTACTGGTTAAGCGTATTATCACTCATTTGAGATGGACCAGGTGCACGTGTTATACGCCGTACCTTTTGCTGGATGTTCTGTAACGTAGAATAATTGCTATCGGGGACAACTGCCATGATTTCTCCCTAGTTTACTTTCCAATAGGTGCCAGGAACTAATGGATAGGGCAACACATTTTGCGTGCTCCCATTGGTTTGTGATGTAAGTTCACCATACGAAACAACGTTAGCAAGCTGAAGCTGACCGAACCAGAAGTCGCCTATTTGCACAGGAGGTGCAGGTGCCACAAACGGATTAAAAAAAGTGGAGTCTATCGGTAATGAAAAGTTCAACTCATCGATAATCGTTATGGCACCTGACATTTGATTTATTTGTGACATCCCATAATAGGAAGGCACATTCAGACGAACAATAAGACCATTCAAATACTGATGAGGGAATGAGGTAGTAACTACTGCTGGCTCAGCATTTGTAATCGCTACGATGATCCTCATCGCTGGTTGAGTAATCGGATATTGAAGGGCATATATGTCCGCCATGATAACCCCCCCTATGCGCGTAATGTCGCAGGAACAATAGGATTTATTTCTACTTCAACGAGGTTAGAAGGCTTCTTATCCCAGTCATCATCGATATCCATATACTCAAGGGATGTGAATGAGAAGCGTGGAACTTTACGACGCGCGGTCATATTCGCATTTGAATTAAGACGTCCGTCATTAATACCTGCTTTTTGATTGGTTTCACGACCAAATTCATCTTTAAGGTTGAGATATTCAATGTAATGGCAGTTTGTGTTCACATGACGTGCCACGCCACGTGGTATACGATGCTTTTCTCCATGAAGAAGATGATAGAAGATAAAGTCATCGCCTGGATAGAGCTTAAGACCAAATTTTATTGGATTTCCTGGTCGTTCAAGGTTAGTGAAGATACCTGTTACAAGTTCATTATCACGTGCTCTGCAACGTGCGATGTCTTTCTTGACCTCTTCTTTGGACATCTTACTTTTGACTCTTTTTTCTTCAGGCTCTTGATTGAGCAGTCTAATTGCCATATTTTCTCCCTTTTAAGAGATGGGGACCCCTAAAAGTCCCCATATTAAACTATTTGTTCCAGGACTTGCCTGCAACCCACGAAATAACGTCCGTATTAACACCTGCTGGACTATTAGCACCAGCAACGAGTAACAGACCTTTTTGGGCTGTATTCATCACTGAGTCTGCATAGGGATAGACAGGAGTTGGTGCTTGAACGGATGTAGGAGCTGGAAACACTGTTCCAATTCCATAAGGATTCAAGTTAGCAGCACCAGTATTTTCACCAAATGGAACAACTTGAGCCCATGAGAAGCCAGGAGCGGTTGTTAATGGGTTCTCCCATGTTCCGAAAGATGAAACGTTTATATCAACCGTAATTGTGTTGGTCGCATCATTAGCATCTTCGGCACCAACGTTAACAATTGTTCCTGCAAGACCATTTAATTGGGTCATACCAAAAGCAAGATTAGTCACTTGTGGAACAATAAATCGTACTTTTTGACCAATTTGGAATGTATGAACAACAGAAAGCGTTACAATTGCTTGGAATGAGTTTGCTGGATTAACAATAACCTTGGTGATATATCTATTGTTAGGGTAGATATATGGGTTAAATGGAATAACCGCATAGGTACCTGCACCTGGATCAGCATCAGCAATAGCAGGCATAAATATCAAATCCATGCTTGTATTAGCAACAATATTGGCAACTGAGAAATCAATCCCCGCAAGTTGTTGTGCGCCAACCGTAGAATAAACTCGAACAATGCCCGCGGGAACATCATCGCCCGCTACGGTTGATAAACCGTTGGTATTAGCCGTAAGTAGTTGAGGTGAACCGTAACCACCACCATTAGCAGTGATCCCCGTTAATGCAGTTTGACTGAGAGCAGTTGTAACAGAAGTATCTTGAAAAAAGAACCCTTCGTTAGCTGCTATTTCATCAACATTGATCGTAGTACCGGCATTAGTTTTGAACCATTGAACACCTTGGCCAACAGGCATACCAGATCTCCAGTAGAATTGGACACCAGCACCTGTACCCTCAGCATACATATTCGTTTCATTGTAGACGTTGATAAAATCTACGCCTGTAGGAAAAGGAAGGAAAACGTTTTGCCCAGTCGATGTGAACGAACCAGATAAATTACCAGACCATACTTCAAACATAGTGTTCTCCTTAACTTAATGTGCATTGAAGATTAGTAAGCCATTGATCGTCGTAAATTCTATTTACTTCCGCCATGGTGTAACCAATTGTAACGTTTTGAGCCAACGCACCAGAGAAGATGGCAGGTCTGAAAATAATCGCAGAGCTGTAATTATCTTGATGAACACATCCGTATGATTCCATACCTGCAACAAAGTTGTTGTAAACCGTGTTACCGAGTTTTGAACCATAAAGGGTCTTTGAACCGACCGATGAAACCATCATACGAACGTTGGTTACTGAACCCCATTCTTCGCGAATAGTGTCTTTTTGGTTGCTATAGTTCCACTGTGGTATGAACCCATTAAGGTTATTGAAATCAGGCGTCATATCTGAATGTGAAAGCATCAGATATGCGTTACGAGTTGGGCCTGTTGAGAAGTTACGGCCTGGTTGAATTCTATCGAGCATGTACCATGCATCGTTACCCAACAAGGCAGCACAGACTTCATCAATGTCTGATAGAGATATGTTTGTTGGCAAGTCACCATTGTTACCACCAGTTGCGCGGTAAACCGTAGCTGTCGCAGCAAGAGTATCTCTCATCAATTGATCTTCGGTCATACGCATTGATAAACCACAAAGCTCAGAGATTTCATGAAGAACTTGGTCTTGGTTTTGCAAGAAAACACGTTGGTTAACTGCTGCATAAAGACCATAAAAAGATACGGTAGCGTCAAGGTCAGTACGAACTACTGGGATACCAGCAGGCTCAGAACCATCAGCAGAAAGAGGAACAATAGCAGTGGGAAAGCGTTCATAGCGTGACGATCTTAAAGTATTACCACCCTTGGTTTCAATGTATTTATCCATTGCTCCAAGTTTCATGATCAGACCAGGTTGATGTACTGCAAGGAGTACTTTATCAACGGATACCTGAACTTCTGGTGGTAAATTATACGTTGTATTCAACATAATTTTTACTCCGAAAGATATAATAAGCTAACAATCCGATTCCTCGAACCATCTCTTATCATTCTTCAGAGTGATGAGTTCTGAATACATCTACTAGGGGCACCCCTATGGGTCTATTTTAGAACCTCCTAGCGTTCCCTGACGAGAGGATATTACGTCGAATGACCTTGAGGGTCTTGGGTGTGATGGCGAGTCACAATACAGCCAGGTAGAAGCGAGCTACCAATACGCTGAGGTGAGTATAGAACGGAAGATTATGCTTGTGCAAGTTGATATTTAAACTAAACTATTCAGACTAAAAAAACATTAATCAAGGAGCAAATATGCTTGAAACAAAATGGGAAACCATTGAAGTTAGACCTTCAAAGGTCATAGAAGCAGAGATAGAAGAATTTCACACGATTCATCAAAGCGAATACGATATAGCTACTCGAGATTATCTTATTATGCTTTTGAATCTTAATGAAGAATTGGTGAGCAGCTTAAAGTTTGAGAACCGACACGGGATAAAACATGAATGAAAATATGACAGTAAAATTTATTGATTCACGTATATATTTACCTCCTATAAACGATCTTACTGTTTTATGTAATGCGATTACATTTTTTCCCATGAAAGAAGAATATTTTTGCGAAGAATATGAACTAGCTAAAAATAGAAATATAGAATTTAATACCGATATTCATAGACATGAATGTGGAATAAATGTTGAGTTCTCAACTCTTATGACATCTAAATTATTATATACAACAAATTTAAAGTTTAATCCTATTAGATTCGGATCTATTTGGCCAATCAATTGCTGTAAAACAATGGCGTTTAAAAATATAGAAAATAAAACTAAGAATGGTGGCCTTAGGGATGTTTTAGAAGAAATTTTAAAGCATGTAGAAGAAAAAAATCAATGGTGGGATTTACAAGATTTAAAAGTATGGATATTTTTACCCGCTGATTGGTGAAACGAACTCATTTTAAACAAAACAAGCCCCGGAATAACAAATAAACAGGCGGTACCCAAGCTCAATACTAAGCGGTACCCGAACTCAAAGTAAGCGGTACCCAAGCTTTTTTAAAAAAAGCCTTTATCGGCAACATTTCGATTTAAAAAAATCCAGCGGTTATGGTACTGGATAATTTATTAAAAGATTGAAAAAACCCCCAGGAAGGTATCTTATCAGGAAAGGATAGTAACCAATAAGATCGAAAACCTGGGGGAACAGAACAACCAAGGAAAACAAAGGAGAAATGAAGATGTTTCTATCTACGCTTTATAGCGGCCAACCGATTCAGTGTCAAGGTTCGTTCAGTATCATCCATAGCCCATCGATCTGCGTCTTTAAAGTTAGCCAATGGAGACTCAGCCATAGAAGGCCCAGCTGACGCGGCCGTTCTAGGCTTCGACTTATTAGCTTCTATTCGGGCATCAGTTTCTGAATAGTCCTCTTGCGCAACCCATGACTTAATCATTTCGTATGCGGTTTCACCCTTATCGTACAGATCAGGAGTGTACGTGAGCGCATTAAACTGACTTGGTCTTTTTTGTTGCAAGAGCGCCAAGTTCTCAGCCGTTACGATCTTATCGAAATCTTTATATTTAGTACGAAGTCTGAGCTCAGTAGCAGATGCATTAAAGGATTCAAGTTGTTGCTTGGTCTGCTTCAATTCATTCTTTATCGATTTAAGATGCTTCTTATACTGCTTACCCTCGATGTACAGGTCATCATCAACACCGATATCATCTTCGTCAGGTTGCTCAGCTGGAGTACCATTGATAGCTCGCTTCATCTCTTGTAGAGCACGTTCTTGATCATGAGCGCGTTGCTCAGCACGTTCAGCACGTTCACGTAATGCTTTAAAGTCTAATTCTTTCTTGGTAGGTGCTGCTTCAACAGGAGCACTATTTTCCATTTGCTGTTCAGCAACTTCGATCATTTCTTCTGTCATGTGGTCTCCGTAATCTTAATTAATGCGTCTGGTTTATCACCGTTAAGCTTTTTTACAAAGCGCAAGAGCTCACCAGAAGCGTCCATTGATATAAATTTAACCATGCCTTCGTATTCTTTATGTTGCGCAACTTCATGCATATTCTGCACGATATAGTCGTACATTCTTTTATCAGGAAGATGCCACAAATAATCAAGCGTTCCAGATTCGTGATAATACTTCCATACAGTCTGCTTGAATGATGGCGTAGGTGCTGAGTGTCGTACGAATACAATCGTCTCAGGAACACGTCCTAGATAGTGTAATTTTATGCGCATCTCAATATAGAAATCTTTGCCTTGGAACTGTGGCTCCAATAGGGCTTGTTTGATACCATCGTCGATCTGAGCCATGATAGCTGGCTGCATTGCATTGGTATATTCTCGTATATCATCTTCAGCGAGTAATTTTTTAGAACGATGCTCGGCAAGTATCTGCCCGTACGTCTTATCATCTTGCATGAGGTCCTTTCTCCTTTTAAGAAATAGTCTCTGCGTTCCTTTTAAGAAAGATTTAACTGCTATCGCATCCTAACGCGCAAAACGGACCTCCGCAAGCGAGTCTTGAAGAGGCCCGAAAGGAGAGAGAGGTACGTGCTATTTTTTGTGTTTCTTTTTCTTGGACTGTCCACTTTCATGCAATGCGATTGCGACCGCTTGCTTTGGATTAGTCACTACAGGACCTTTTTTGCTCCCTGAGTGGAGTTCATGCGCACCAAACTCGTGCATCACTTTATCTACTTTTTTCTTCTTAGCAGCTTTGGTCTTAGGTGTAACTTTATGATGTTCTTTTTTTTCCATCTTTGTATGACCGCATGATGAACATTTCTTTTTCATTTCATTCCTCAAAATAAAAGGGGATCAACGTTGATCCCCCGAGATGAAAGACTAAACTGTCGTAATATAGTCAGCGTTCCAACCACGAAGTTGTTTCTTCGTCGGCTTCTTTACAAGTCCCTCTTGTCGAAGATCTTTGGGCGTATTCATCACCGCATAGAAGATCTTACGTGGCTTGCCGCTTGGACGTGGTGCTTGAGCCATAATCTATCCTTATTTGTAAGGCTTAAATACTTTCTTGAAGTCGAACATGGTTTCAGCCATTTGAGTTTCAACGCCTTCATAAGGTCCAGGTAACTCACCATGTTGATGATATGGACTATTACCCATTTCATGGATCATAACTCTATCAGGAAGGTTAGAACGCATATTCATTTCTTCTGAGATCATACCTTTACCACGAGATTTCATGATTTTGTGGTGTCTCATTTCGCCCGAACGGCCCTCATGGCCTTCGTGCTTCATGTGATGCATCCCATCATGGTGCTTTTTGTGCTTTGGCATACTTATGCCCTTTCTGAGCAACGTTCACACTTTTGCGAACAGGTTAATAATAAAGAACCTCTACATCAGAGGGTATTTTTCTTTTCAGCATCTTTTTCATCACCCGCTTTGAGCGAATTGATAGCTGAGAGTAACTCTACGACATGAGATATGTCTATAGACTCAATCTCTTTCAGGATCTTGATCTTATTCAAGAACGCTTCTTCTTCTTGTTTACGTGACTCGGCTATCTTTTCTATCGCTAATGCACGGTTCTCTTCAACACGAGAATTACGCTCATTACCTGAAGCTTGTTGTGAGTAAGCCATAGAATCAGAGAGTTTGGTCTTAGCCAGCATATCTTGCATTTGAATCTCCATCTGCTGCTGTTGTTGTTGTTGAGCAGCTTGCATCTGTTGTTTCTGACGTTCAATAAGATCGCTCTTGCCTTGCATCGTTGACTTCTCAAGAACGTACTCAGCATCTTTAAGTATCCCACGTTCAAATAAATCAAGTGCTTGCAGGAACTCCATCTGCTTCTGGGTCTCAGTAGCAAAACCATTCTCTACCGCGCAATGATACTTCCCAAAGGCCTTGTTATAGAAAAGCGGTGCAGCTTTTTCACCGCCGAGCATCTTCTCAATCTTTGCAGGACCGTAGTTAGCTCTGACAGCATCCATACAGATTTCACCAAGAAGGCATTGAGAATCATCAAGGCGATCAAATATGGGGCGAAGGTTGATCAGTCCTGCCCCTTGCTGAAGAGCAGCTCTATAGCCAGATTTGTCTTCACCTGTGTTGAATCCCATATTCTCTTCAGAAATACCCGTACAGAGATGGAACTCATTACCAAGACTATCTTGCATCTGAAAGTACGATGGGGGTATCTGTGGGGGCTGGATCTGTTGGATATCAGTCATCTGAGCATCGTCTTTAAGCGGAATAACACGACCTTCACCAGGCTGAAAGAGATGCTTGATGTCAATGACAGCGTTCTCTTTAAATATCCAG